CACCCTTCATTTTTCTTGTGTAGTTTAACTGTTTTTTTATGAAACAGCAACTGTTACTGTTCCTATTGCGCCAGTTCCAGCCGATCCTGCACACGCAGAGACATTTGCTAGAGTTATTTTAACAAATCCATTCACCTCGTACAACGCTCCAGTCTCTAAACCAACGTCATTATTAGACTGAAGATTTGTAAGAGTTAGGACTGTTGCTCTTAGACCACCTGGGTTCTGCATTTGAGCTAGAAAATATTCTAAAGCTCGAATTAAATCCGTCATGTATCTTACATCTACTTGTCCCGCTGGTGTGGGAAGCCTTGGAAAAGGAGTTACGTTTGTTGCCATTACCTTCTACCATCTTGGCGCAGTTGGATCCGTGGAGTTCCTAGTCTCCACCTAACTCCTAGTGCGGTTGAGTCCACCTTAAAAGCAAAAGCTCTACCCCTTAATCGGATGTCGGCCTTAGTTGTAAACTGTTCAAAAGGCACAGTAGTTGTTGATATTGCAGAAGAAGTCACAGCATCTGTTTCAGCTTGTCCATAGGAACTACCAGGATAATCCTGCATACTTAGTGTCATACTCGCACTCGGAGTTCCTCCAGTGGATCCTTGAAAAGTAATGTCAGGAATAATCTTATTTATAAACATAAAGCGTTCCCCTTCACCAACGTCTATGGGACTAGCCTCAATGGAAGAAGTCATTGCAGAACCATCAGCATCGTATCCAACTTCATGGTTGTATAGATACCCATCTTGCGCCCCGATAGGATATTGGAAAATACCTCTGTCTATGAACGCGGTTCTATCTAACGTACCATAATACCAAACTGCCTCCGAATAGTTATAAGTAACGTAAAGATTATTCTGACCATTGCCGCCATTAGCGACAGAGTTAGTGTCAGAACAATAAAACCAGGTTACTTCTGAAAACTCTGCGTTATGAGCTGCGAACACTTTATCCTTTTGAGTATAGTCAAAATCAAAGAATACTTTTTCTTTTACCATACAAGGGAGCTGTTTCGTTCCACCTTCATATAGATAAAAAGAATCCTGCCCCATCCAGAATACAGCGTCCTCAACTGCAACGGCGGCGTTAGGTCCCATGATTGTTATGCCCGTGGACAAAGGTTGAATACCAAAAGAGAACGGTGCGCCCAAGAACTGCATGGAATGCAACGTACTATCAGTGAAGATTACGATCTCTCGTTTCGTTTCTATCGCTGTAACAAAAGTTGATCCGCTACCTATTCTTAGATCTCCCGCCGAATTAGTTGGTACCGGAGACCAGTCTGTTAAAGACTCTGAGCTAGAGAACCGTATGAGCAAAGGATCTTGGACCGCAGTTCCAATATTATTGGTGCCAAACGCTATTACATGCCTTGAGTTGTCCGAAACCATTACTTGTTTTGCAATGGTAGGAGCATTATTAGCTCCAACTACATCAACCAAGTTTACTGCTCTAGCAGCTACTCCACCACTTCTGTCCCAATAGTATATCGCTCCGTCTCTTAGATTAAGCAACAGATCTTCTCCAAAATTGTCTTGGTTCCAAAGAGCTAACTCAGTAGCAACTCCTAGGCCGAAAGACGATCCCCAAGTACTACGACCCCAGGTGCTAGATCCCCAACCAGAGCCACCAACTTGAGTATCTAACCCACAATCTATTTGATATGCGGCAACGGTGCTTCCGCCGCCATTGCCTGAGTCACTGGAGTTGCCCGTAGCTGATATATTTATAGTATAGGTGCTGGTAGTTGGAACAGTTTGTACTTCAAACTCTTGATTAAGTACCGCAGCCGTAACATTGCCTCCTAGAGAGGCGGCGTTACTAAATGTAACAAAATCTCCAGGGTTAGCTCCATGTGTGCTGTCTGTTACGGTAGCTACAGTAAAGCCATCTCCCACGGAAAAGGTTGCTGTTCCAGTAGTGGTACTCCTGATTGGAGTAATGTCATTAAAAGCATCTCCTTCCACCACATAAAATTTTATGTTGGTTCCAACGCCTAAAAACTTAGTGCTGTCTAATGCTGTCCAAGGAAACAAACTTCTAGCTGATCCCAGATAGGTGTTCAAAGTATTCTTCACCCAACCCCCTATCTTCTCAGGAAAGCCTAGTCTGAAGCGTACCTTGTCGCTGTCTACCCAGCCACCCTCATTTGTATAAGAAGTTACATCTCGATTAACACCAGGCTTATATCGTAATGTTGTTAGTGGCATTAATTATCTCCGTCATGGTTCACTCATCTTGAGGATTAATTATCCAAGTTGTCTCTGATTCATCCCAAGCATATTCGTTGTTATCTGAGGGATAAGGTACTGGAGCTTCCCATATACATGTAGTCTCATTTAATACCCAAGAAGCGAACTTTTTAGGTTCTATAAAAGCATCTCTAGTAGAATCATAAGTGTGATCTATACCAGCATAATTCTTACGAAAAGTTTTATTGTAAGATGTTTGAACCCAATTACCTCCTAAAAGATTCTTACAGTACTGCACTCCTATTGCCTCTGATTCATTCCCATCTTCATCAAGTATGTCGCTGTTATCTACAACTATTACTTGTATTACTATATTATCTTCACCTATCTGTGCAAAATGCGCCATAACTTTTCCTATTGATACTGATATCTTATCACAACAATTCCAGAGCCACCACTAAAAGATCCGTTACTCAGTCGCGCACCACCAGCTCCACCACCAGTGTTCGCTGTACCGTTAGTACCGCCATTTGCGCCGCTACCTCTAGCATTTGAACCACGGCCCCCACCGCCAGAGCCACCTTCTCCGCCACCTTGAGAGGAGTATTCTCCACAACCGCCGCCGCCGCCACCGTAAGTGCCGCCATTTAACCATTGCGAACCATTACCACCATAGCCACCACTTGTGGCGGATGAGCTGGCACCAACAGCACTAGCTCCACCGCCCCCGCCACCAGTGCCACCTCGCGTACTGACACCACCGTCGTTACCTTGCCCTGATATACCTTCGCCAACAGTAGAAGATGACGAACAAGTTCCGCTACCAGAACCACCATTTTTACCGTGACACGAACCGTTCCATGAACTACCACCACCACCACCAGTAGAGGAAGTTCCAAAGGCAGAAGAGGCACTACCATTATTACTGTAGTAGCTAGTAGCAGCTGGAGCACCAGCACCAATAGTTATTGTGTAACCTGCGGCACTCTTATCTTGATCAGTTAAAGCTTGATAACCCCCAGCACCAGCACCACTTGAGTTATCTACTGAACTGCCACCACCTCCTGCAACCACTACATAATCAAGGCCATCAACCGCTACTCCCACAGTTTGAATGGTAAATGTTCCTGATCCTGTAAAGGTGTGGTATTTGTAGTTTCCAGATGTGGTTATTGTTCCACCTGTAGCGGCATAAAAAGTTTGGGACACTGCGCCGTAGAAGTCTGACAATGAAATTGCTCCAGACGTTGGGACGTTTGTATTATTTGAAGTGGTATAACTCCCACCTCTATAATACTCACTTAGGGAATGAGGGGCATCGCCGCCAAATTCAGCGGCAATCTGTGCTATCGTAATCGTACCACTACCTGGTAAAGTCATTTTATTTCCCCATTGTTACTTGGACTGTCGTCGCTTTCAATTCTTCAATCTCAGTTTTCAATTCTTTAATAGCTTCTATGAGTAAGCCAACCATGTTGCCGTAAGCTACTGCCATATTATCTTCAGGTGTCTCTCCTAAGACTACAGCTTCGGGCAATACTTTTAATACTTCTTGGGCAATGACACCTGTATACTTTTCTTCTTTATCTTCTAAGTCTTTCCTAGTGTATGTGTATCCATTGAGCTGTTCAACTTTAGATAAAGCATCAGGAATGACTTCGAGGTTGTCTTTTATTCTAAGGTCTGAATATGCAGTTACGTTAGCACTAGCAACAACATCACCAGTGACGGATACCCCAGTATTTGTAGTGGCTATTTTAGCTGAGCCATTATACATAAGGGACACTGCAGCATCTTTTATACAATAAATAGAATCTTCATAAGCAGGAGTCGATCCTATCGCCCTAATATGTAAAGCATCTGTAAAGTCTATGTAATTATTAGACGATGCAGTCAAATTTAACTCACCTGACAGAGTTATGTCGCCAGTAGTAGTAAGCACACCTGTAGCGACTGCACCTGAAGTTGTAATCGTTGAAGAACCGTTGTTTATAGTACCAAAGCCAGAAGTAATTGAGCCTGAATTTATTGCTCCTGTCGTTACAATACTACCGCTACCAGCTATTGGGCTGTAAATAGAACCAAGAGCAGTTCCGTTAAGAGTAATTGCGTCTGCTTCTAGTGTACCGTCTACATCTACGCTACCAGAGATGTCTAATGAAGCGAATGTACCAACCCCAGTAGTAGTAATTGCGGAAGAGCCGTTGTTTATCGTACCGAA